CAGCAGATAGACCAACATTAGTGGCTGCATCTACAGCAATATTTGAATATTTAGAAAGACCGTTAGCTAGACCTAAATTAGAAAATCTACCAATTTCCATAAATTCTTTAGACGGGGATTTGATACCCAAAGCAGATTTAATACCTTCTAGGGCTTCATTACCTAAGTCTACAGCACCGTTAAATAAGTCTCTAGCTCCGCCAGCTAATCCACCCGTAATACCGTTTAGTATTTCAAAAGCTAGATTTTGTCCGGCTTCTCTTAGTTTAGGGGCGTTTACTTTAATGGCTTCAGCTAATCCGTCAATAAAACCAATAACTGTTTTAAATCCTTCATCAACGATTCTAGGAAATTCTTTTTTTATTCCTCTTAAATATGCGACTATAAGATTAGCACCAGCATTTATAATTCTAGGAAGGTTATTAGCTATTCCATTTATGAAGGCAACTAATATGTTAGAACCAGATTTAATAAATCTAGGCAAGTTCTTTTCAATAGTAGATAGAATTGTCCATATTAAATCGTATACGGTTTTAATAACTAAAGGCGCTACAGTTGCTATTGCGTTAACAATAGTAGTTAATAGATTAACCATTGTTACAAATATAACGTCTGTTGAAGCACCTATACTTTTAATAAATGCAATAAAACCTTCAGCCATTTTTTCTGCAAGAGAAGGTATGAGTCCTATTAGAAGTTTTACAAATTCTACCAAAGCTACTGCGCCGATAGATAAAGCTGCTGTTATTGCTACTATAGCTCCGGATATTAAGAATAATCCAATACCTGCTGCGTATGCACCAATTCCAACTAGTAATATGGCTGCACCTAAACCTAATAGTCCAGGTAAAGCACCTATTAGCAAATATCCTGCTCCAGCAATGATAGCTAAAGATCCAGCTAAGAATACTAACCCAACTGCAACTTGTTCCCAATTAAGTGTAGAAAATATTTTTAAAGGAACTGCTAATATAGATAGTGCTAAAGCGGCAACAATCAAAGCACCTGCTCCGGCCAAAGTTCCGGTCATAAGATATAAAGCTCCCGCAAGTATGGCCAAAGAACCGGCCATAACAGTTAAACCTCTACCCACTTCATCCCAAGTCATACCGGCCATTTTTTCTAAAACATTTGCAATAACAAATAAAGCTCCGGCTACAGCTATTAAATTAAGAGCCGTTACGCCTGCTGTTAATGGTATAAGTTTTAGAGCACCAGCAATGATTCCAAGTGATAAAGCCATAGTAATTAGACCCTTAGCTATTTCTTCCCAACTTAGTTTTGAAAATTGTTTAAGAACGTAAGCCATCAAAGATAGTGCGGCAGCTAAAGCTAGAAAAGTAAACACATTAACTACAGCTAAACCAATTTTATCCATAGTTGCTGTAAATAAACTTAGCATTATTAGTAGAGATCCTAATACAGTTAAACTTTTACCTATTTCTTCCCAAGTCATACTTGCAAATAATTTAAGTGCTGAGCCTAAAACTAAAAGAGCTGCAGATAAAATACCTATTGCAAAAGCTGCAACAGTAATATTTCCTACATTTTTAGAAATAAACTTAGAAGCATTTAACATAAGTATTAATGCAAAAGACATACCAACTAAACCTCTAGCTAATTCGTCCCAGCTAAGTTTAGAAATTATAGTTACTGCTGTTGCAAATATAAGCATGGCCGTGCTTAGTAATATCAAAGCACCTGTTATAAATACAAATTTTGCAGCGCCTTTAGAAGCTATATTTTTTTCAAAAAGAACCATTATGGCCATTAACTGAACAAGCATTACTGTTAATGCAGTTAAAGAACTAACCAGTCTGTCTACTGGTATAAATGACAATATAAGTACTGCGCCAGCTAATATCAATAGAGCTACTGCTATATTTTTAATAGTTCTACTTTGAACTTCAGTTTGTAAACTTTTCAACGTGTCTTTAACGGTATTTAAAATATCTTTTATTCTACTGGTTAGACCTGTAAAAAATCCGTCTTTAAATGCGTCAAGACCACCTTTTAAAATCTTAGAAATTTTAAATACACCGGCAGTTAATGCACCTAGTAATCCTGTTGCTCCAAGAGCTAGAAAACTATTAAAATCTAATGTTTTAAAAAAGCTTATAATACCTTCACCTAAAAGCTTTAGGGCATTCATTAACCAATCAATTCCTGGTTTTATAAATTCCCAAATACCCATAAATACATTTGACAAATTTTTCCAAACATCAGCTGTTCCCGAAACTACTGGATTATTATTTGTAAGTGCGTTTGTTAGTTGATTAAATAGATCTATAGGAAACTTAATTGCGTTTCCAATAAATGTAAATACGTTACCAAATATATTACCGCTTTTTATAAAATCTCTTACTGATACTAAAAAATCACCAATGTCGCCTGTAAAGCTAGCGATACCATTTCCGGTTTTACTAACAGGACCGAGTAGTGCACCTATAGCTTCAAAAGCAGCTTTAAATACCATACCTATTATATCTAAAACTGCAAACAAACCTTTAAATGTTCTTTTTAAATCATTTGATACTTTTTTACCAATTATTAAATTTTTAGTAAAATTAGTAAACGCCGATGTTAAATCATAAAGTTGTTTAGCAGTTGTTGCTGGAAATATTTCTCTAAAGGCTTTTGCTATTGGATCAATAACAGATTTTAAAGCTTTAAATATGTTAGCTATACCATCAATGAGTTTAGTTCTTCCGCCTAAATCTTTCCAGTCTTTTAATAGGTTATTTCTAGCATTACTTGATGCGGATATTAACTTACCAAATTCATTATTAACGTTTGTAAATAAATCAGTTGCTTCGTTAAAATCACCAATTACTAGAGAGAATGTTTCTGCCCAACTAGAAGCTACTGATTCTTTAAGGGTACCTAATAATTGAGTGTATGTTCTAATCTTAGTTGCGGCTTCTTCAGCCGTTTTTTGTTGCTGTTTAAAATTTTTAATTTGCGCTTTTGATAGACCCAATGTTGCCATTTCAGCTTCATTCATATCTCCAGCCATAATAGATAAATACTTAGTCATTACGTCAGCGCTTAGCCAACCCTGTTGAAGAGATCCGTTAAAATCTTTCATAACTCCGGTAGGTGTTAGTTTACCTAGAGTGCCCATTGATTGTGCAAGGTCTACTAGACCCTGCTTCATGTTAGCACCACCCATACCGGCGTTTGTTAAAGATCTCCAGTCCATAAGTCGAACTGTACCTGCGGACATTGCTTGTGATAACTGATAAGCTGCACCAGCAGCGTTTTCAGCTGTTACACCAGACGCGGCTGCGGCGTTAGAGAAACCTTTAATCATTGATACAGCATCTTCTAGCTTAATACCGGCGTTTGTAAATAGACCAATGTTTTTAGTCATAGCACCAAAGTTATAAATAGTTTTATCAGAATAATCATTTAAAGCGTCTAAAGCGCTGTTAACATCTTTTAGAGTTGTTCCATACTTCGAAGTGTTTGCTAAAATAGTTTGAATCGAACCCATCTTAAGTTCGTACTCATCAAGACCTGCATTGATTGGAGTTATTGTTAAAGATTTTAATAGCTGTGCTCCAGCAGAAATAGCTTTAGTTGCTATGTTACCAAGAGCAACAATAGCTACACCGTTTAATTCTGTAAATTTATTAGAGATGGTGTCTAAAGAACTTGAGATGTTTGATAAGTTAAATCTTGTACCTATTGCAGAAAGCCTGCTTAAACTTTCAGATGCTTTTTCAAATGTAAGTTTTGATTTTAAATCAGTTAGTGATTTAGTCGTCTGTTCTATGTTTTTTTGAAATGCAGAATTATTGAATTTCATCGAAACGACGCGTTCATCTATAGTTGTCATTTAGCAGTTACCTCTCTCCAAACATCGTTGGCTATTTTATCAAATATTGGTTGTATTGCAGGATTAATAAAGTCTAGACCTTGAACGTATCCTCCGGTTCCAGTAGCGTGTCCGTATTGTAAAAGTATAGCTACCGGGGTGCCATCGGTTGTAGTGTTTGAGTTTTTCCAGATTATAGAAAAACTTTTTTCATCGTTTATTAATTCATATGACCAGGATGACGAAGTTAAGCTAGATTCTACTGGTGTAGCTAAAGATAAAGCTAAAACACCTTCTTTTGCGTATTCTTCAAGTATCTGCTTTGGAAATTTATAGCTTTTAGATTTTAAAAATTTTTCTAGGTTTTTAAAAGAACCCGTAGTTTCTATTTCTATCACAGTTTGCTCCCATTTTGAATTTTTTTAACCTTTAGTATTTAGTTGTTTTCTTCTTGCTTCGTTGAGGGCTTTGTTCCTAGATAATAGTTCTTGTTTACCCATCTTTTTCTCCGGAGCGTTTTTTTGGTTACAAACTTTGATTAATGTAAGTAGTTTGTTTAAGTGCCAGTATTGACATTCAAATGGAATGTTCAAACTAATCATCCAATAGTAAATTATTTCAGCGGTTATTATTTCTTTATTAATTCTTGCGCTTGAGTTTAAGTGTTGTTCGTTAAACCAAGTAGCTGACATTTTAGAATCAATGTAATTACTAATTTTTTTAATGTTTTCGTTAGATAAACGATGATACACGTCTAAAGGTGTATCTTCAGAAACAGTCATACATCTAATGTAGTCTATTGTTTCTTCATTGGTTTTTTCTTCGCTACCAAGAAACGGTTTTTCCCAAGTAGACTCCCATTTGGAAAGGGAAACTAGGGAATGCTCAAGGTGTAGTGTTGTGGCTCCGGTTTTTATGAATTCGTTAGAATTTTCATCAAATAACTCGACAGCATCTATTTTAATTATAAGCATTCCCTAGTTCCTTTCTTAGGCTACACTAAAAAGTGAATAGCCAGTCGTCATCGCTAACAGCTGGGAACTTGTATCCCGCTGCTGGATGAGCAGTTACAACAGTGTTAGCTGTGATGGTAACAGTACCAGTCTTAACTACATTGTTGATCTTGTAAACAACGCCAGTTACTGTAGGAATAGTAATTACCTTAGTAGTTGAGTTGTAAGTTGGTGAAGTTGGAGTTACTTCAGTTAGGGTTTGTCCTAGCAAAGTAATAATGTCTCCAGGTAGAGGTAGCTGAGCGTCTACACCAACTGTTCCATAAAGAAGATTCTCAAGCTCAGTCATCTTTGCAGAGCTGACCTTAGTTGAATCAATGGTTAGAGAGGCGGTTGGCTTGTAACCTGGTACCTCAACTGCGTTAGTTGTAATCTCCCAGCTAAATGTCAACGCTTCTGGTGAATCGTTAACTGTAGCATATGCCTTTTCTGAAGGAGCAGCGTATGCACCGTAGATTATGTGAATCTTGTATCCAAGATCGGTTCCGACTAGGTCGTTACCAACACGTGTACGATATGCAAATCCAAATCGTCTACGAGATTGCTGTCCTAGAGCTAGACCAGAAGTTGGTGAAGCTGTTCCATCGCATACCTCAAATTCTTCAGGGTATGTGTAAGCTTCAATAGTCGCACCAAACTCTTCAACAGAAGTTAGGTTTAGATATTTGATGTTGTCTGCGTACTGAGGGGTTACCTCAGCACCAGTAGGTGCCTCAGATACGGAAGTTAGTCCGTTCCATGCCACACCTGATGTGTAGTTACCTGAAGTGTCCTGTACGAATAGAACACCGCGGTCTACACCGGTTTCGTAAAAACGCTTACCGGTTTCGTCCCAAGCAAGTTTTGCCATTTTTTTTACCTTTCTTAAAAGTAAAGATTATAGATATCGTTATTCAGTCCGTCTTTAGTGAAATGTCTATCAAATAGACACATAGGAAGTTCTGCAATTTTGTCAGGAAATATACTATCTGGATTCCTGTCAACAACTGTTATAGAATATCGTTTTGTATGATTATATGTTTTGTTATCTGCAAACTTAGTATCGGCTTTATTTTTTTTGTAAATAATGCATGGATAATTAAGTTTTAGGTTTTCTGGTGGTTGAAAATATACGTTACGTGAACCTAAAATATTTTCAAGTAGATTCTGGAGTTCAAGGCGTGTGCCCATTATAGACTCCTCCCATTCTCAAGATTAGACGAGGACTCTTAACTTCAACGTCAGTTACAGTCCAAAGAGTCCCCGCCCACTTGATGTAGCGAATGGCAAAGAAATGCTCATTTGCATAAGCGTCGGCTACAATGCTGATTGAGTTACTAACATTAATATTTTTATTAAGGTTATCTCCCTCAGTTAGTTGTCTAGTGTCGCGGAGGACGTCGCCAAAGTACGAATACTCACGAACGACGTCCTCCCATACTCCAGGGGCCGTTTCTACAGATTCACCATAACCGATTTCTCCATAGAATTTTGCCATAGTGTTTACTACCTACTAAGCAGCGTTACGGGTAAATACCCAGTCAGCGTCGAAGTTGTGAGGGAATGCGTATCCAGTAGCTGGAACTGCAACGATCTCAACAGAAGCTCCTGCTGCAAGTGCAGTCTGAGCTCCGGCAGTAAGTACTGCACCAGTTGCCTTGTTCTTGTAAACAACGCCAGTTACTGATGGGATAGTCACAACACCGGTGCTAGCAACGAAGCCAGGAACGGTTGGAGTAACGGTACCAGAAGCAGTAGCGCGTGTAATAACAAGAGCTGACTTAGGCTTTGTTAGAGTACCAGACATGCGACCTTCAATTAGGTACTTGTACTGGTTGTAATCAATGTCGAAGTCGTCGAACATTGATACGTTTCCGCCGTTGTCTGCACCAACAGTGTAGTCAGCTAGGTTAACCATGATACCTAGAAGGTTAGGTACTGATTCCATAACTTCGACTGCAACAATTGAGCTTACGCGAAGAGCTGATGCAAGTTCTGCCTCAGTTGGGTAAAGACGACGGCCAAGGGTGTCCTTGATAAGGATAAGGTCGGTAAGAACTGCCTCAGTGGTGTAGAACGTAGGAGTTCCAGTACCCTTGTAGTTAGTTCTTGCGCGAAGAATTGCTTCAACAATGTCGTTACCAACAACTGCTGAACCAATTTCTACCTTGTGTGCGTAGAAGTCATCATCCCAAGCAATTGGGCGGATGTTTGATTCGCTGATCTTGTCGTCTGAGTCGATTTCACGACCGTCACCGATAAGGATTGCGCGTGCAATTTCCTCGTCTAGCATAAGACGCATTTCAGCCTTCAACCATGCAACAACATCTAGATCGGTAATATCGATCATGTCGTCTCTGTCAAGCTTTTGCTTCTTATAAATGGTTGTTGGAGTAGTTACTCTCTTAGAAAGAGCAAAGAACTCTTCCTTCTTAAGTGTACCCTTTACGTAACCCTTAGCGCGAGCGTCGTCAAGTGTAATGTCAGCAGACATAGACTTGATACGTGAGAACGGAGACTTGCGTGTTCCGTTGATAACGCTAGCTACCCACTCGGTTCGTCTTTTTACAAAGTCCGGAGTGTTTTGGATTAGTTTTGCATCTGGGAATAGGAAATCGATGTTTTCGATTCCATAAGTTACGGCGTGAGCAAGGAATGCATCCTTGAGTGAGCCTGATTTCTGAGCGTCAGCAATAATAGTCTGAAGATCAGCGTGTGAAAGTTTTGCACCTTCTGGGGTTGAGCCGTTTTGCTCAAATACATTGCGGGTCATGTTTTGACCTTCCTGGTCGTGTTGGATGTGGTTTTCTTCATCGTCATCTGACTGTGCCATAGACTCAGAATTTAATGCTTCGCCGATCATGTAATATACGACGTTTTTTTGCTCTTCAGACATGCTGTCAAATACATCTTTGACTGTCATTTCTGCAGCAGGAGTAGCAGCGTGAGCCACTACTTCGGTGTTTGTAACTGCGGTTTCTGCCACGTTATCTCCTTGTTTAAGTGTAATATCCTGATGCTCTAAAGTGAGACCAGTATAAATAATCGCTTCATCTTCAAGTGGTGTAAAACCATCACTGTGAGAAATGTTAACGTTGTCAATAAATGCACCTGGGTTTGCTCCAGCCAATACAAGACTTACTTCCTTGATTGATCCGTGCAAGACGTCAGCGCCTTTTTGTACAAGTTTGTTTGCATAAATTGAGAGTGCCTCAATATCGCCATGTTTAACTAAGCCTTTAGCTACTTGAGCTTGTGCTTCGTTGTTAAAGAAACCGTAGGCATATACGCCATCTTCACGGTTCTCTAGGTATGCGTGTCCAAGGACATTACTTGCTTCGTTGTGCATGTGTTGCCAAACAAGAGGTACCTTAGTTCCGTCTTGTTGTTTAAACGCATTTGCAAGAATAGTACGTCCATCAGAACATCGCAAACCCGCTTTAGATGCGTAACCACTAAAGTCAGCTGCTTCCATTTTGAAGTTTCCTTTCTATACTTGTGGTTGTTGGTTTGTATCTTGTGATTGGTTTGGTTCAACCATAGGATCAACTACCGGTTCCGGTATGTTGCTGTTTATAAGTTGATCCGCTTTAGGATCGCTTGAAGGTTTAAAACCTAGAATAGATCTTATTTCGTTTGATGATAGTATTTCGTTTCGAGTAAATTTATCTGCAATGTCAGCAATAGAACCTACAGGAACTAACTCAAATGGGTCTCTAAAGAATTCAATAGATTGCATTTGAGACCTTGCTGTTTTAGATAAAAATGTTCTTTTCATACCCTGAGTTATAGCTATTAGTAGAGGTTTAATTGTTCTACTGTGATAATTTAACATTGTTTTTTCATCGGCTGTTCCAGCAATTACTTCTGCAGTAAGGCCTAGTTGACCATAAAGCATGTTTGTTAAATACTCAACTTGGGCAAGCATATTGTTTTCAGCAGGTCTATTGAGTTGAGTAATCTTTTCGGTTCCGTCAGTGTATGCAATACCGTACTGTGAACCTTTAAGTTGTTCTTCTATATCTTTTCTTCTGCTTTCAGCTTGTAGTCTTCTTGCTTCAGATTTTATAACATATGGTAGTTGAATAATCAAATCTAATTTACCAGAACTACTTTGTTCATCAATTGCGTCTAATAGATTAAGTTTTCTAATTAATCTTTGTAGTGTAGAGTTTGGTTCATTCATAACTGCATATAAAGGGTTTTCAATAATACAAACTAAAGATTTAGGAAGAGTGATGTCTTCTTTTTTACCATTTAAATCGTTATATACTCTTACTTGTACATGTTTTGGATACCAAGTTAAAATCTCTCCAACTCTTAATGACTTAATATCATAGCTAGCTGTGTTTAAAGGATTTAAACTAGTTTCAACAGGAACAATAGCTACAATACCTTTATCTAGCAAAGACATAGCTACGTCTTGTTTAAAAGCTTGGGCTGATTGATCAATGTTTGCTTCTAAGCTTAAACAATCATTTAATCCACTATTTATTGATGAAAGATATCTATTGTTTTCATCTAATCTAACATGTCTAATATCTACTGATGAAATATCAATTCCAATTCTTGTATATATGGAGGATATGATAGAACGTTCATTTGAAAGATTAAGTCTTACTCTATCCGGACGTAAACCGTAACTACCACCAGTATCTAAATATGTCATGTTTCTTGAAACTTTATCATTTGTAAATGCATTCCAAGCATGCTTTATTCGATTACTAAATGATGGTGCCATGTTTTACTCCTATCTAGTAATTAAATTTATCCTTTTAAGCCAGCTTTTAGAAGCGAAGGTATTCCAATAGCGGCAAGTGTAGTTGTTCCTAAAATTGCGGTTGTTGAAATAGCCCACTCCCTACCAGTTTCAATGTTTCTTGCGGAAGTTGCTGCGTCAAGAACTCTTAGTTTTCCTTTAGCAGTAATTAGTTTTTGATAGTTGGCTTCGGTTCTATCTTTTCTAAATTCAGATCTAGCCGTTTTAATTGCTGCTTTTTTTCCAGGTCTTTCTTTTTCATATCTAGCGCGAGCTGCCAAGATATTTCTATCGTATACGCTTCTTTCTCCATATTTAGGGTTTGCGCTTCTTACTCCCCATTTCATACCTTTTTTACCAGCATGCATGATAAAGTTTGCTTGTTCGTTTGTCAATTTGTTCCTCCTACTCAAAGGCTTCTTTGTTTAATTTATACGCAATATATGCATCGATCATTGCGGCGACATTATCAATTTTTTGATCTTGTCTTTTTTTCAATAATTTTCTGTTACCATTAGTATCTTCTAAAGTAATGGCATTACCCATAGCAAAAGACATTAGTGATTGGTCAAATATGAGCATTCTTTCTCCAGAAAGAGCTTTTAGTTCGCCAAGTGGAACAGACTCTGTTTTAGAACCTTGGATAACTTTCTCTATTCCAAAAGGACCGTTTTCGCCTTCCCATCTAGTTACAAACTCCTTTGCGTTGTACGGGTCAAATCCAAAAGATCTAACGTCATACTCGTTGTCTGCAATAAAATGTTCTAGGTCTTCATAAACTTCCATCATGTCTAAAACAGTACATTCTAGTACTTGTAAGCTTCCTTCTCTTAAGAATTCGTCATACTTAATGCGCATAGCTCCAGGTAGTTTCATAAGAGTTAAAGATGAAATGTAACTTCTAGTTTTAATACCAAAAGAACCATCGCTTAATGGAAACATGAAAGTAAAAGCACAAAAGTCGTCTCCTTGTGAAAGATCGGCCCCTAAAGAACAAGGCATCTTCCAAAATTCACGCTTTCTGTGAGGTAGTGTTTCTTCGTATGTAAAGAAGTATGTGTAACCTTCCATAGGTATACCAAAACGTTTAGCTAAAATGTCGTTTCTTGATGCTGGAGCTTTTTCAGCTCTTTCAACATCCAGTTGATAAGTTTCGTAGCTTACGGTTTTTCCTAAATTAGGATTAGCTTTTAACCACATAGATGGATCGTTAACTTCTTCTAATTCGTCTAGCTTGTAGTAAAATATTGATACGTGTGGGTTGTAATAGTCACCTTTTAAAATGTCCATTAGTTCCATTTTGATTGTATCGCCGCTTCCGTTTCGAACAGTACCTTCTGAACTCATAGCAATAATTAAATAGTCATCTAGCTTAGAGGCTCCTTGTTCAATTGCGCCAACTACGTCTTCTCTAATGTCTCCAGACAACCATTCATCAATAGTAGATAAGAAAGGTCTAAGTCCTTGGAGCTTATTTATAGACATTGGTCTAATCTCAAGCAAAGATCCAGTTAAAAAGTTTTCAATACCTTTTTTAGTTGAAGCTAATTTTAATCTATTAGACTTTGCACCAGTAGTGTTTTGTAGAGAGCCCTCTGTTAAGAATTTAAACAAAGGGCCTCGCGCGCGGGTGATAGCTGTTCTAAAAGGAGACATAATTTCTTCGGCTTGTTTCATAGTTGGCGCAGTAGTTATTTGGTGAGTAGTTGAAGTGTTTACATTTAAAAAGTAGCTTTGCATGGCCATTGCGTACATTGATTTAGCTGCTCCTCGAGCAACGATCAAGTACTGCTTACTGACTAGACGTTTTTTAATCATTCGTCTAACGTATCTACCGCCATGGTTATCGTCTCCTGGTTCGTATACGCTTCTTTCTACATAATAAAACCAACTAAGTGCGGCTTCTGCCCATAGTTTAAAACTATCTAGCAAATGTAGATCGCCGCCATCAGTTAGGGTTAATTCGTTTTCGCAATATTTAACAAAACCATCAATTGCTGTTTCGTCGTAATAAAAATTAGGATTAGCTATAAGATCATCAATTCGATTCATCTCTAATGCAATTTCTTTATTTACTGGGATTTCTCCTCTTATAACTGCATCTCGAAACTCTCCATAATATTTAGGAGTTGCTCTATTTGAAAGACTCATATCCAATCCTCCTTTCTATTAATTAGATAGACGTTCTACAATTGTAGCTTTAATGCGTGCGCCAGCTGCAGAATTAGAAAAAGCAATTGCAGAGTTTATGGTTGTGCCTACTGCTAAAATGGCCAAAACTGCTTTGTTTCCAGAACTTAAGCTACCAGTTATGGATTTAGCGCCTATAGGGTTAATGTCTTTATATTGTCTTTCTAACTGCATTCTAGTTATTACTTTTTTTAGTTCTTCGTTAGAAAGTTTAGATGGTATTTTAGATCCGATAGTTCTTGAAGATGTATAATCAATAGATCTATCTTTTCTTACGCCCCACTTCATACCTTTTTTACCAGCATGTATTAGGGTGTTAATTTCTTCATTATACATTTGCTTTTGCTTCCGATTCTGTATTTAAACGATACTCTAGTTCTTTACAAATATCGTTTAATGCTTGCAGGTGGAACGATGTTCCTGGTGGGTCAAATGCTAGTTTAACTTTTGCCCAAATATAAGTTTTTACTGAGTTTATTGCTGTGTTGCTTTGTGTAAAATCAACCCATTCGCTATCACTATCTGTTATAGAAAAAGGATTTGTTGTTCCTACGCCTAATTGATGCAGTGTAGAAAATGCAGAGTTAATATGTATAGTTATGTCTGTATCAAATGCATCGTATTCAGCTGGAATATGTAAAAGTTTTTTTACGTCTTGTAAAATACTACTCATTATTGTTCACACTCCTGAATTGCTTGTTGTTCTGTGTCATATTTACTCCAGCAATTTTCTTGAGTCTGAGACCAAATAAATAGCGAACTAATTAATACAGTTAATGCTAAAAATGCAAATAACATAAAGTAAAATGACTCTTTTTTAGTTAAGTCCGTCATTGATGATCCTTAATTCTACCAAAGTTTTGTGTCGTTTAAATTTCTTTCAACAAACGGTAACGCTAGTAGATTCTTATCGCCATAGTGTATAGCGTTATGTGTTTTATGGGTTGTACAAATTAAAAATTCGGGATTTAGAATATCATTATCTCCGTGTTCTATATCTTCAACACTCATGGGATTCATATGGTGAATAATTATCCTATCGTATATTTCGTAACCCTGAAAAGCCAAATCCAAACCTTGGTCTCTGGCTATTACATGGTTACGAATATTTTTCCATTGTGCAGATCTATAAAATTGTTGATTGATGTATCTATCAAAGCCAAAAGTAGATTTTCCAACTGAACCTTTTAGTTTTAAATATTCATATCTTTCCTCAAAGGTGTTCAGTCTTATTAATTCAGAATATGATCTAATCATCATACTCCTCGTCATCTACTTCTGTGCCTTGATATCCACGCATAGCGTTTAGTGCGTTTGCATAGAGTTCTTCTACTCGCTTAGCAGATTCAATAGTCTCTGTTCTAGCTTTTAGAAGTTGTTTTTCTAGTTCTAATTTCTCTTTTTCAATTTGTTCTCTTGTGGTCGCTAGTTTTAAATAGTGTGTAATAACTTGAGATGAAGCCGAACCATCGATAAGTTGTTTTTCGGCTAAATCAAAAGCAAGTGCGATCATTTGATTTTCTCTTGCTTCCGGAGTTGTAGCCGGAGGTCTTCTTATTTTTTTTGTTTCTGTTTTTTTGATGGTTGACATGTTCACCTCCTAAATTATTAAGTTGTCCACGTTCCAATAGTTGTAACGGCGTTTGTTCCTACGCGTCTAACCTTAAAAGCTAAATCAGAATATACGGTTACACCGTTATCTGAAGTGATGCTTGCGGTTATTTTTGGAAATATCTTCATTTGCCCAGTTCCGCTAACTCTAACTTGTCCTCTGGAAACAACAGCCGCATATCTAGAGCCTGTAGTTACAGCAGCAACAATAGTTACTGATCCTCCAGTGGTTCTAGACTGAGTAGTTGTTCCTGATGCTCCCAATATAGTTGATGTTGATACTTGGTTAAAGAAAGCATGTGATTGAGTTGGTGAACCAGATATGGTACTGAAATCATATCCAAAAGAAAGAGACATTGTAGTAGATGTTGCGTATGTTTGACCAACCATAAAATATAAATCAAAGTCATATGTATAACCGGCATCCATAGGAAAACCTCTAGTTGTAGAACCTAATATGCTTTGACCTCCAGCAGAACCAGCAAAGTCTAGAGCATAGTTAGAGCTACTTGTATAAATATAACCTGGATACAATAATGTTTGATCAACAGATACGGTTGGTGTTGCCCAGATAGGTGTAGTTCCTGCTCCAGTACTTGTTAGAACTTGATTACTTGTACCATTGCTACCGTTTAAACTAACTGGCGAGTTTACACCCGTTATAGAAAATGGGCCATTAGTGCTTATACCTGTTACAAATGCTCTAGTCATATTTTATCCTTAAGCCATTACTACAATTCTGTATGAATCTGCTGCAATGTTGGTTGCTGGTGATGGTGCAGTTAATCTTACAGTAATAACGGAGGTCGAAGTAAATTCAATATCTGCTTCTACTACTTCGTTGTTTGAGATTTGACGTACTTGTGCAATAACATCAGATGTTCCTAGGTTGTGGTTTACAGTCCATGTCCCAACTTGTCCGCTTAGAGTTAGAAGAGGGTTTGGTCCTGCAAATTTGTCTGTAGCTGTACCAATAGTAGTTATTCTACCGTAAGAGTCAGCAGAAATGCCAATAACGCTAGATGTACCTTTTGGGGCTCCAGTGCTTGAAACAGATACGGTTGCCAAGTCAATATTATCTGCGTTAACAACGATTCTAGCAGTGCTAGCTGTTGCTACGTCGATAGTGTTACCAGTTTTTGTTAGACCTGCACCTGCAACAATTTGTCCGGCACCTGAGAATTGAGCCCAAGCTAGAACTGTAGTTCCAAGTGTAATTGTTCCATCCGTTGTCATTACCCAGCCAGAATCTGATTGAGATCCTTGTTCGACAAATACGAATGCACCTGAGTTTAGTTTAGCTGCAGTGTTTGCATCGTCAGCTCGCGCCCACGCGCCAGAGGCTACAACCCAAATACCATTTTCTGCTCCTGCAGTTTGGTTTTTTAGAAGTACTCTATCACCAACAGCTACAGATACAGTATCAATAGTCTGAGTTCCGGTAAGAGCAACGTTTGCAGTGCTTGCAACCTTTACAGAATCCTTAACATCTAGACCCTGGCGAGCAGCATCAACATATGCTTTGGTTGCAGCATCTTGTGCAAGCGTTGGATCTGCTAGACCAGTAATCTTTTGGTTGTTAAACGCAACAGAAGCTGATGGTGCAGTCATTTGATCTAGGCGAGAAGTTCTAACTGCAGTGTCGAAGTTAGAAATAGTTGATGCTAGTTGTGTGTCTGTGTGGTTTGTTCTAGACAACGGGTTTGTTGCTAGTTTAGATAGTGCAATCGCAGCTGAGCCGCTAATATCGGCATTAACAATTGTCGCATCAGCGATCATAGTTGATGTGACAGTACCGGTGTCTGCAGCAGTAATTGCTGTTCCGCTAATCTTAGCTTTATCAATAGCTGCGCCGGTTTTAATATCAGCGTCAACAATTTCTCCAGATAGAGTAATCTTATCCCAAGCGGTTCCATCGTACAAATATAGGAATTTGTCGGTTGTGTTGAAATACATCTGACCCAAAACAGGTGCAGGTGAGGTTGGTGCGGTTGCTAGTTTGTGAATTACAGGAAATTGTAGTTCATTTGTGTTTAGGTTAATGTTTGTCAAAAATAGTTTAGCCATTTTTTATTCCTTAAGATAAGTAAGCAACTCCAGAGCATTGTGCTGTGAATTGCAAAGTTATTGAATTTTCGTTATTGTAAATAATTTGGCATTCTACTTCGTTCCCGCCAGAATCAATTATTGTAACGCTAGGCATATAACCTAGATTGTGGGTGATAGACCAAGAAGTGTTTGCTACTTGTTGGTTGTGTTCATATTTAAGTGCTACTTTTGTTGGTTTCCAAAGACCAGACGCTGTCTCATAAGTTAATACGTCATTATTTAAAGGAGTTTGAGCAGAAACGTCGTGAAGTTCTTTTAATTCAAAACCGTTTTGCACTTTTACAAATATTTCTCCATTGTTAATGTTTTTTCTAGTAACTATACCAATAAAAACTAAATGGTTTGGGGCATATGGTTTGTTACTTAAACCAAATATTAAATTTCCATCTATTCCAAGCCAAACTGGATCTCCAGAATTAGCCAAGTTAGTATTTAACCCGGATATTAAACCTTCAGTAACAACTTTAACTTTATCATTAGTGTTTCCACTTGCTTCGATAAGACCTAGTGTTTTTGAAGATGTTGATTCGCTGATGTTTGAGGCTTTTGTAACAATCATGTTTGTTCCATCAGCTGATGAAACATAAACGGCTTGACCCTTGGTCATTGGTTGAGCTAATTTAACTTCGTGTTTAAGTTGAGAGGTCCAATTAGCGTAATTATCTATCCAAGTTGTATCGTAGTTTGTATCTGAGTTTTTTGCAAGTATTTGACCTTGAATTCCTCCGATAGCAATACCTACGCCAGCGGCTCCATCAGCTCCAGTAGGACCAGTAGGACCAGTAGGACCAGTAGGACCAGTAGGACCAGTAGGACCAGTAGCACCAGTAGGACCTTGCGGACCCGGTGCAGCTGAAAGAACTTCAATGATTGTCGATGATTGACTTATTGGAATTTCAACAGCGATTGTTTCCGTTACAATAATATCAATCTCAGACATTGTTATCACCCTCAATAATATTGTTTAATAGTTTGAGAATTCTTTCTCGTTCTTGTCTTACTGCGGCTTGTGTTTTATTAGCTAGTGTTTCTTCGAAATATTGTCTAGTCATTACTAAATTTTTAGTGTTTTCTCTACATTTACACGTAGTCATAACTAATGTTCCATTAGGTTCTTTACACATCAGTCACATCCTTTTCAAACTCTACTTTACCAGCTAACCATGTTCTGATAGTTGAGTTTTGCGTTGCTTGTAGGTCCCAAAAACCTTTTTTCATATTACTAGTTTGTGTTGCAGATAAAGATACTGTAATTTGACCAACATTTGCTGAAGTAGTAGTTACTAAAAAACTAACAACTACGTCTGAGTCAATTTCTGGTCTCCATTGAGCTACCCAGTTTGTCCAACCTTCAGTTACTAAATTTTTAGGTTGATTCGTTTCTTTGTTTTTAAAAATATAAGTTTGTGAAAAAGAATCACCTCTATAAATTTTGATTGCTGGAATTTTTATTGGAAATTCACTCATGGTTCTCCTTAGATTTAAAGTAGAGTTATGTTTTTTGCTTCGCCGTCTTGGTGTATAAATGCAATTGCGCCTCGTTTAGATTCGTCTCCAGTTTTTGATTTCCACCAATTACTAGAAACTTCAAATGGTGCACCGCAAATAACCCATCTAGTTTTTTTAGTTTTAATACTGTGTTCGTGTTCGTGACCATGAAGCAAAATATGAGATGCTCCTGCAGACTGTTGGTTCAAAGCTTGTCCGGCTAACCATTCCATAGATTTACCTCGAGACCATTGATGGCCGTGGGCAATAGCAATAATGCTAGAACCTACTTTTCTGACAATATGGTCTTGGTCCTTCTTTGGTACAAATATAGTTACATGTCCATAGCGTTCAGGATTAGTTCTTAACGCTTCGTTTACTGCAATCGCGCTTTCGGTTGCGTGTCCATCATCCGGTCTAGTCTCAACACCTGTATACTTGCTACTTGCTGAATCGTGATTACCATTAACAACGTCTACTTCTAACTTGCTTACGCCAGCTGTTACAAAAGAGTCAATTGCGTATCTAAGTATCCATCTAAAAAGTCTAAGTTGTTCAGTAAGTGTTAAGGACTGTCTCCAAGTTAGCTTTCCGTTTTGACTTGTAGCAAAGCCTTCTATGCAGTCACCTGCAAACGCTAGATGAACTTCTGCTTTACCATTAGTTCTCCAAAAATGGATAGCTTTGTCAACGCTGTCTATAAATTTATCAATTGTTTTTTGAACACCAAGGCCTTCACCTTCGTCATCAATTTTTCCTAGTTGAAGATCTGCAAATAAGATTGTTAAAACTTCTTTACTGTTGTTTGGAATATACTTTTTTGCTGGATTCTTTTTAGATAGATTCTTAACAAGTTCATCAATGTTAATATAACCATTAATCGGTTCAACAATAAATTTATACCAAAAGGTTGGTTTAGTTAAAGCGTCTTGTCCTTGCTTTTGTCTAGTCCAACCATGTGTCTGATGTCTAATCTCGACGAGTCTCGCGCGATACCCCTGAGGAATATGTCCGCCTTGAGACTTTATAAACTTTTCAATTTCTTTATCGCTCTTGCCTCTAAGATCGTTGTCTGTAGTTGCTTGAATGATTGATTGATTTTTATCGTGTGGCAAAAATTCTGCTGTAAAGCTCGTTCTTCCTTTTGGTGGAATAAAATTATCAGGTTGCTGAATAAGATCGTTTACTTTCTTACTACTTCCCATACTAACTTTTCCCCTTCCTTAATAGTTTAGGTCGAACAAATAAGGGTCTTGTTCTACTTTTTTGTTCCCCCGGGGCATTTTTGGAG